CAGGCTGCTGCTGAAGAAGCTGCTAGACAAGCAGCTATTGCAGCTGCAGAAGCACAAGCTGCTGCAGATGCTGAAGCCGCACGTATTGCTGCAGAAAAAGCTTCTAGGGCTGAGGCAGAGCGTATCGCGGCTGAGAAAGAGGCTGCAAGAATTGCCGCAGAACAAGCCGCTGCAGCGCAGGCTGAGGCTGAGAGAATTGCTGCAGAGCAAGCTGCCGCTGCTCAAGCTGCTGCTGAAAAAGCCGCAGCAGATAAAGCTGCTGCCGAAGAAGCTGCAAGATTAGCGGCTGAGGCAGAAGCAGAAGCTGCAGCAGAAGCAAAAGCATTAGCCGAGGCACAAGCCGCTGCTGAAGAAGCTGCTAGAAAAGCAGCAGAAGAAGCAGCAGCTGCAGCTGCAGCCGCTTCTGCAACTCCAACCCCAACTCCTACAGAGACTCCGACTCCAGAGCCTACTGCAACCCCAGAGCCAACTCCTACAATTCAACCTACTGAAGTTCCTACTCCTATACCTACAGAGCCTGCACAACCTACTCCTGAGCCAAGCAATACTCCTACACCCACCCCAACTCCAGAACCTACAGTAGAACCAGCTACACCAAAAGAATCCGTAGCAGCTATAGCCGCATTAGTATCTATTGCTCCTCAAGAATTGACTGACACACAGGTTCAACAATTAACTACTGCCGCAAATATTGTTCTAGCATCTGCTTCAGAAGAATCTCCTGAGTATGCAAAAGCTCTTGATGCTTTGGCAGTAGTTGCTCAAGCAGACGACCCAGAAGTTCCCGAAGCATTAGCAAACATCCCTGGTGTTGGTCAGGCAGCAGTAGCTGTACTTGGTGTGTTTAACGCTTTGGGTAACTTTGGTGCCGATATGTCACCTGCACATCGTGCCACCGCAAAGAAAGAAGTTGTAGCAGCAGTTGTGCTTACTCAAGTAACTACTGCCGCTATTGGAGCCGCTACTTCTGCAGCTACCTCTACCGCATCTAGCTCTGGCTCATCTGCCAGAAGAAAGGAAGGAAAATAATGAAAAAGCTACTTAAAAATATTATTGAAGACCGTTGGACTCTAATTGGTATGTTTATTGCTTGGGCCGTTCTTGAAGGCTTCCTTAAGACTCTAGTTGGCTACATGCTCATTGTCGGCCTAGTTGCTGGCATTATTAACTTAGCCCTGAAAAAAGACGACGAATAAGAGAAACTAGAAATACCATTCTGAAAGGTAAATAAATGGCAGAAAAAGCACCAGTTATTCGCAACTGGAGGATGCCTCTGAATGGCAAGTACTCTTACGGACCACTATTCGGCATTAAAGATTCATGGCACCCTAACGGTCACCGTGGAACTGACTACAATGGATTTAAAGAAGGCACACCACTACTTGCTGTAGCAGATGGCACCATCGTATTAAACAAGTTCTCAGCAGTGCTGGGTAACGTAGTAGTGCTCCAGGTAGGTGGCAAGTTCTTCGGTTACTGCCACATGTCAAAGCCAAGCCCTCACAAGGTAGGAACAGTTGTTGCCTCTGGTGACGTAGTAGGACCTGCTGGAACAACAGGGTCCGCTAGTTCGGGAACTCACCTTCACCTAACTCTAGGAACTACTGCAGAAGCAGTATTTGGCGGTCAGGTATTTGATGCTGACGCTTTCCTAAAGGAAAAGATTGCAGCAGAAAAGAAGCTAAAGAAAGAACTAGGTCTATAATGCAAAAGTTTAAGAATCTACTAAAGCGTTCAGTCGGTATTATCCTATTTGCTTTCATTCCTGGTATGGCTGCTGGTGCACCTACTATCGGATGGCTAATGGGTGGAATTACTGGTGTTCTTACCGTATTTTCGTCAATCATTATTTTCTTTGGTGTTCAGCTTGCTTGGGATGCAGACATCTCAGACCAGGACATTGAAAAGGGATTCCGTGCAGCAGTAGCTAAGGCTGCAGCTGACAACAAGGACATCGCTCAGGCTGTTAAGGAGTCTGCAGAAGACACCATTCAGCTTGAAGACTTTGGAGATTTCTCCGAGCTTCTAGCTGACGACGATGACCACATTCCAAACCCAGTAACCAAGGCTGCTAAAGCTTAAGGTTTACTGAACTAGGGTATAAACCCGCCAAGACCTCTCAACGATGTCCTGGCGGGTTTTTTATTCCTGTGTTTACAAATGTCAGTACCTGTGTATACTATAAATATGCCAAATGCACCTAAAACACCAACTAGAACCATCCGCGTATCCGATGAATTGTGGACTACTGTTCAAGCTAAAGCAGCTGAAGAAAAGGTCACAGTCACCAGCATTATTATTGATGCTCTCCAAAAGTACATTGCTCCTAAGGATTAACAATGCCTGTAATACCATCTGAACCACAGCTAAACCTGGACCCTATTAAGGCAGAGGTAAAGCAGTACGTAACATTAAAAGACGAAATTGCTACTATGGAAACTCGCGTTAAGCAGTTGAAGACCAGAATTACTACTGCGGTAGAAGCTATGGGCGAGACTAATGACAAGGGTCACATTGTCTTAGACCTAGGCGAAGGCGACAGCATTAAGTCTGTTGTAAAACAACGCCGAGTATCTAAAGGCTTTGATGAAGCAACTGCCAACAACATTCTTAAAGCTAGGAATGTGTACGACACTTGCACTAAAGTAGTTACAGTACTAGACCAAGACGCCGTAATGGCGGCTTATTACGACGGCACACTTACCGATGACGACATTGACCAAATGTTTCCAGAGAAGGTAAGCTGGGCTCTAATTCTGGAGAAGTAAATGTCTGACATGTTCGAGCAAGTATTTGCTGGGCTAGATGACTATTATCCAGGAAGTAAACGCAAGCGCCGTGAGCCACCAGCTCCAAAGGTCGTAGACCCTCTGGAGTGGGAGCACGAAGCGTTTGCAAAAATGCTACCTAATGGTAAGGTAGTAGCGATGTACACTACAGGTTCGCTTGCAAAAGCACTTCGTAGGTCCGTAAAAACTATTCGTTTTTGGATTGATAAAGGATACCTGCCAACATCTCCATACCGACTGCCTTCGACAACGAGTGCAAAAGGTGTAGAGTATGCTGGAAGGCGTCTCTATAGCAAAGCTATGGTGCAAGCAACTGTAGAAATTTTTACAAAAGCTGGTATTTATGAAACAGCTCGTGTAGAATGGACAGTACACCGACAGCTCAGCGATGAGATTGCCGAGGCATGGAGTAAAATCCGTGCAGATGAAATAAAAACAAACTAATAAGGAAAAAAATGCCAATTCAGCAAAATGCCACAACTGCCACCGATGCCAATGAGTTCATTGCCGATGACACCCTAGACGCTCGCCCAGAGCAGTCCACTGCAAGTTCCACCACCGTTCTATCGGGCTGGGACGCTGCAGAATCCCTATCCACTCCTGGAGATTACCCAACCGAGGTAAAGTTCGAGGAGAACAAGCACCAGGTCTTCAAGTTCCTGGATGAGAATGGCCCTTTTGCCATCTACAAGCAGCACTTCCTAAAGCAGAAGACTAGCGGTCGCCGCTCGTATGTCTGTATTGGTGCTGATTGCCCACTTTGCCTTGAGCTAGGTGACCGCCCAGAGAACAAGCGCGCATTTACCGTGGTGAGCCTAAACTCGCCAGAGGGAATGAAGCGTCAGATTCTTACTACTGGTGCTCGTTTGTACCAGGCCCTACACGCTGCTCACTACTCCCCACAGGGTCCTCTAACCAAGGGTTACTGGTCGATTGTACGCACTGGTAAGGGTCCACAGACCATGTACGCTGTACAGGCTGTAAAGGCTCGTGACCTAGAGGAAGACTGGTCGATTGACCAGGATGCCGCTGATGTCGCTGTTTCCCAAGCTGAGGTCTACACCCGTAGCATCATCAAGGAAAACACCCTGGCCGAACTAGCTGATATCGCTAGCGACCTACAGGGCTAACCAAGAGATAATAGGCGGGGATGTTTAATCCCCGCCTATTACCATCTTTGGGGTAATTATGAATATCATTACGACTGCTGAGCAGTTGACCGAAATGGTTGACTACTACTTAACTCAAGACGCCTTTGCGTATGACGTTGAAACCGTTGGAGACTTCCGCGGACTAACCCCGATTAATGAAGTGCTATGGATTACCCTAGCCACTCATGGTCGCTGTGACGTTATTCCTATGGGTCATCCACATGGTGACTTCATTGAAGAGATTTTCCCGCTTACTGGACAAGGTGAAGTACGTAAAGCCAAAGGACTTGCGCTTCGCCCAGCTGACTACAGCCGTGACGCTAAAAAAGCCACAAAGGTATTTGGCCCTGCCCCAGAGCAACTATACCCAGCTGAAGTATTTGCTGGTCTAGAGCCTTTGATGTTTAACGAGAACATCTTGACCATTGGTCACAACCTAGCCTTTGACCTAACCTCCGTAGCCAAGTACTACGGCGGTCGCGTCCCTGCTGGCCCTTACTTTGACACCATGATTGCTTCGTTTATTTCGGATAACAGGAACAAAAACAAGTGCGGTTTGGCTGATTGCCTTAAGCGTGAGTTTGGTTATGAGATGGAAAAGGGCGTAGGTAAAGAGGTTGAAGTCTATGACTTTAACACCGTTGCTAAGTATGCCTATCTAGACTCCAAGTACACGTTCCTGCTATGGAAGTCGCTAGTACCTAAGCTAGAGGCGACTGAGCTTAACAAGGTTATGAACCTTGAGATGAACGTACTTGCCGTGCTTTGCGATATGAAGCTGACTGGCGCTCCTATTGATACTGATTCGCTAGTAGACCTAAAGGTTGACCTAGAGCAAAAGGTAGACGAGTCGCGCGCAAAGATTTGGAAGATTGCTGGACGCGAGTTCAACATTAACTCCAACCCAGAAAAGCAGTTTCTTTTGTACGCCACTAAAGCCGAGGGCGGTCGTGGACTAAAGCCTAAGATTCTTACCCCAAAAGGCAAGGGCAAAGGCAGGGATGATGAACTGCTAATGTCTGACTACTCAGTCTCGGCAGAAGCGCTTGAAGCATACCGTGACCAAGACGAGCTAGTAACCGCGATGCTTGAGTACGCTGACTACAACAAGCTTCTATCTACCTATGTAATCCCTTACCTAGGTGGAGAAGTAGAGCGCACAACTGCTGGTAAGACCCGTACTGAGACCAAGGAGAGCCTACTAATCAATGGGCGTATCCACGGAGACTTCGTACAGCACGGTGCAGAGACTGGTCGTTTTTCTAGTCGTAATCCAAACCTACAGAACGTCCCCGCTCCGCACACTGAGCAGGGCAAGAAGATTCGTAACTTGTTTGTGGCTCCTCCAGGGCACAAGCTGGTGGTTGCTGACTACTCGCAGATTGAGCCTCGCGTAATTGCTTCGTTCTCCGAAGACCCAATTATGATGAAGAACTACCTAGAGGGCGCAGACATTTACACCACCGTGGGTGACACTATGGGCGTAAACCGTAAGGCAGGTAAGGTACTTGTACTAGCTATGGCCTATGGAGTTGGTCCAGACAAGATTGCAAGTCAGATTGGTTGTACCAAGGCTGAGGCTAAAGACCTACTAGACCGCTTTGCCGCTCAGTTTAGTTCGATTGCTGTCTACCGTTCCAAGGTCATTTCTGCTACCAAGGCTGGCAAACCAGTGCCTTACATTAAGACCCTTAGTGGTCGCCGTAGGTATCTGCCAGAGATTCTGTCAAGAGACATGGGTATGCGTGCTCAGGCTGAGCGCCAGGCATTTAATACTAAAATCCAGGGAAGTGCTGCAGATATTATTAAAATAGCTATGGTGCGTGCTTGGCAAATGATTCCAAAAGAAGCTAAGATTATCCTTACAGTTCACGATGAATTGGTGTTAACCACTCCAGCTGAATTGGCAGAAGAAACTGCAGAAGCATTACGTCAAGCTATGGAGGACATTCAAGTGCTAAAAGTACCATTGATTGCAGATGTAAAGATTGTAGACAAGTGGGGAGAAGCCAAGTGAGTGCATTTTCGTTTGACTCTGATGATGAGGATGCTGACCGTATCCCAGTCAGCACTTTGTTTCGCTGGTATCTATACGACATGGATGTCAAAGACCCTAACGGTCTAGGTAAAGCATTTGATTTGTTACCAGTTAGTGCTGAAGGTGATGAAAAAGAACGCCAAGACGCGGAGTACCGTCTGAGCAAGGTAAAGCCTTTAATTTCTTTTTTGAACCTGTACTCGCACATTAATTCGCAATATATTTTTGAAACCCAGAAGTCTTCGTTGTTGAAGATGCCTGGAGTGACCTCAGAAATACTAGAGCAAGAAGCTGATAGCATTGGAATGTTCTACCAGAACGTTACTTTTGCAGGATTGCTAACTGCATTTTCCGCAGCGGTAGACCTAGAACTTATCCAAGTAAACGGTTCATTTACAGGAGTAGAGTAATGAGTAATTGGTGGGCAAACAAGCTAGGTGCGCCTCAAGCACCTCAGCCATCCACACCCCAAACTACGCCGATTAGTAATCTGCCTAGTCAACTACCTAGTTCCCAGCAGTTTAATAACGTGCCTGCGACAGCTAACACTAGGCTTCCAGCCAGTGCTACTTCACCAGACCGCTGCCCTAACTGCGCCAGCGGAAACTACGGTAGGTCTGCTATGGCTCCAGAAGCTAAAGCGCGTTGCTACGATTGTGGCTATCCTATTACACAGTCTGGTTCTGGTTCGCCAGGTATCAAGACCCCTACAGGCGGTGCTGTAACGGCTGCTCGTCAGCTGAACACTGGCAATAACTTCAACCCACAGACCATCGTAGATAGGATTGGCTAATGGTTAGCGCAGTAGACGCCCTAGTAGCAAAAATGAATAAGAAGCTTGGCGAAAACACTGTCGTCAAGGCGTCTAACATTGTTCCACTTACCCGCATGACTTCAGGGTCATTGTCGCTAGACATGATTCTAGGTGGCGGGTGGCCTACTAACCAGTGGCATGAGATTATTGGTGAAGCCAGTAACGGTAAGACCGCACTAGCCCTAAAGACCATCGCGGCTAACCAGCAGCGCGACCCTAATTTTACGGCTATCTGGATTGCCGCTGAGCAGTGGGTGCCAGAGTACGCAGAGATGTGTGGCGTAGACCCTAGTCGCGTATTTGTATTTAGCAGTAACGTGATGGAAACCGCGCTTACAGCGGTTCTAGAGTTTGTAGAGACCAAGGAAGTAGACTGCGTAGTCATTGACTCGTTCCCTGCACTTGTCCCAGCTGCTGAAGACGAGAAGGCTATGGAAGAGTTTACCGTTGGTCGCGGTGCCCAGCTTATCGGTAAGTTTTTCCGCAAGATGGAGCGAGCTGGCAAGCGCAGTATGCTTGGCGAAGAGCGCCCATTTATCGGTCTAATCATTAACCAGTTCCGTATGAAGATTGGCGTAATGTACGGAGACCCTCGCACCACCCCAGGTGGCGAAGCCAAGAACTACTTTTTCTTTACCCGCATTGAAGTAAAGCGCGATGAGTGGATTGAAGAAGGCACTGGTCAGGAAAAGCGCAAGGTTGGTCAGACTATCAAGTTCACCACCAAGAAGAACAAGTCGTCACCCCCAGGCCAGGTAGCGTTTACCGATTTCTACTTTGCTGAGGGCGCTGGCGTAGAAGCTGGCGACTACGACTTTGCTAAGGAGATGGTGTCCCTAGCCATTATCCACAAGCTAGTTGTTCGCGCTGGAGCATACTACCGCTATGCAGACCGTCAGTGGCAGGGCGCGGATGCGTTCCTTAATTCCATTCGTGAAGAAGTAGACCTACAAGACCAACTGCGCCGAGACGTACTCGGTACACTACACCTAGGAGAATAAAATGTGGATTAGTAAAAAGAAACTAAACGAAAAGATTTACCTAAAAGAGTCCAAGGCTCGTCAAGAAGAGTGGACTCGCCAGGAAGAGTCCCGTCAAAACATTCGTATTAGCGAACTAAACACTCGTATAACTTCTCTAGAAATTAAAGCTGGCTTAAAGCCAGCGCCAAAGTCTTGCTGTTGCGGACCTGAAGAAGTGGCTCTTGGCTAAGTCAGAAGGTCAAAAGCAGTCCCAGAAGCACGAAGCTAGACTAGCCAAACTAACTGGCGGTCAGAAGAACGTTGCTTCTGGGGCTTTCTGGTTCCGTAAAGGCGATGTGCGGTCTAAGGACTTGTTAATCGAGCATAAGTGGACTGGCAAGAAGTCGTTTACTATCAAGGCTGATGTACTAGAAAAGATTGTCAACGAAGCAGTAATTGATAGTCGTACTCCTGTATTAGGAATTAGCCTTAATGATAATAATTATGTAGTCATGGATGAAAACGATTTTATGGTTATGCGTGATTTTGTGCTACAATGTCTAGAGGAGCACACTCGGGAGGAGTAGTACACCTACCCTTCGGAGCACCCTTGTCAGATGATTTGAGCCTTCCAGACATTCAGTATTTGCCTTGGATGGACCAGGCTAAATGCGTAGATTACGACCCAGAGCTGTGGTATCCACCTCGGGATAAAGACAAGTACAAGCCAATTGCCGATAAAGCCAAAGCTATTTGCTGGGGTAGAGACGGTCATCAGCCCTGCCCAGTTCGTCTAGAATGCCTAATGTACGCAGAGGAAAACGAAGAAACGCACGGCATCTATGGTGGCATGAGCCATCGTGAGCGTAATGCGCTAAAGCGCAAGGCTAAAAAGACTGGCACTACTTTACTTAAACTTGCCGAAAAACAAACTAGACATTGACAGTGGTATGTGGTAGGTTCGTTCTAAAGGACGGATTAACATGGCTACAGGCAAAACAAAGGCAATTACTAAGCTTCCAGCAGGGAAGCTAAAAGATTTTGTAAAGGCGGGCACCTCACCTACCCGCGTTATCGGTAGGGTAGAGCGCCACGTTCTAGCCAAGCCGTACGACAATTCCAGGTCGTTTGATGGGTTGCACCCTTCAGCTATTATTAGCAAGTCATGGTGCCACCGAGCATCCTATTTTCACCTACGCGGACACCATCCAGAGCCGCGTCCGCGCAAGTTTACTACCGAACTAATTTTTGCCCAAGGTCACGGTATCCACGACACGTGGCAGACCTGGTTTTGGGAGATGGGCACCTTGTATGGTGCTTGGCTATGTAAGTCATGCAAGCACTACTGGTGGGCGCTAAGCCCTAAGGAGTGCCCAGAATGTCAGAGCGTTGCGCTAAAGTATAAAGAAGTACCAGTACAGTATGACCCACTAATGATTACTGGTCACTCAGATGGTTGGCTAAAAGGTTTTGGAAAAGACCTAATGCTAGAGATTAAGTCCATCGGCGCTGGAACTATCCAGTGGCTAGACCTTCAGTTTTGGTTGGCAAACGACCAAGATTTTGACAAGGCGTGGAAGAACCTAAAAGCCCCATTTGAATCACACGTACAGCAGGTTCAGTTGTACATGGAAATCCTAGTGCTAGCTGGCGTTGAAGATGTGCCAGAAGAAGCCGTACTAATATATGAAGCAAAACCAAATCAGCAAGTAAAAGAGTTTGTAGTTCGCCGTGATACTTGGGGAATTCAAACCGTACTAGATGGAGCAAAAATTGTTGTGGAAGCCCTCAAGTCAGAAATCGCCCCGACCTGCAACATCGGAGGCGTATTCAAGTGTAAACAATGCGAAACCTACACCGACGAACCCGCACGCACCGAATAACCAAGAGCGCAACCGCGAAGCCCTACTTATCCACATTGCTGGTCTAGAGGCTACGCTAGCTAAGCGTAATGAGCGTATTGCGCACCTTGAAGCAAAGCTGAATGACCCTGTGCAGATGCAAAAGGATATTGAGCAGCGTATCAAGAAAGCTTACAAAGAGGGCTGGAAAGATTGTGCAGGTAATCTAATGGAAGCCACTAGAATATTGGCGCACTCACTTCGTAAAATTCGTGAAGATGCGTTTAAGGTGTACCTAGAAGGAGACAAAAATGAGTAAAGCCGAACTAATGACTAGCAGTATCAGCGATTATGTGCTTGATACGCTAGCAAACCAAGGGCTAGGCATTTCCCGCAAGGTAGACCTAAACCAGCCGCACTTGCCAGAAGACATCACGGCAATTGATGAGCGCGAATTGATGAACCTATACACTCAGTTTTCAGCGTATACAGACTTTATTAACACCCAGCTATCATGCGCCATTATTGACGAGAAAGAAACTGAACGCCTTATTGACGTTATGACTGCCTCCAAGACCGTGCAGATGTCAACAGGTAAAGCAAGCGATAAGGTGACTATTATCAAGGCGCAGATTTCATCTGACCCAGACATGATTGCCCTAGAGAACCAGTTTTTAGCCCGCTATGCCTACCGCAAGATGATGGAAACTATTTCCAACAACTGCGAGCGTAGCACCGCTGTGTGTAGCCGTGAACTAACCCGCCGTACCGCAGGTGACAATTACCGTAGCAGAACCAGTAAGTTCAATGTCTAAGCACAAGAAATTTGGCCCAGGGCTATCCCTGCTAACAACCCGATTTGCGATTGGTATTGACCAGTCGTATTCGGGTTTTGGCATTACGTTCATGGATATAGATAGCGGAGCCTACGAGACCATCGTATTTAAAGCCGAGAGCACGGGCGTAGACCGTCTGGTATTTATTAACGACACCTTAGCTAACCTAGTCCAGAACCGTGTCCTGAAAGCCAAGGAAATAGTAGTGGCTATGGAAGGTTATGCGTTTGGGTCACAGATGGCAAACATGGCGGGCGAACTAGGTGCGGTAGTTAAACTGTTTTGCTACGTTACCTTTAAAGGATTTCATGGGGCATACCCATATATTATTCCGCCAACTGTATTAAAGAAGTACGTGGTCGGTAAGGGTACAAACGTAAAGAAGAACGAGATACTTCTACAGGTTTACAAGAAGTGGGGCGAAGAGTTTAATGACGACAACGCTGCTGATTCCTTTGCTCTAGCCCACCTAGCCGCGGGTCACGCCAGCCTAGCCTATGAACAAGCTATTTACCAGCAAATTCAAGACCCTAAATACCGCGAAAAGTGATGTACGGTATGCCTAAGAAACGTAGAACCCTATTACAAGTATTGCGGTCAATCAGGTTGCGCAAGGATAACGAAGCGTTTGTAGACCACAGTATTGAGGCAATAAAAGCAGAAGGCGCATTGCAAGAGCGCATTAACATCGTTAAACTACTAGAGAGCCACATAGCGCACGAAGCGTATGAGTGCAAAGTAACCTGCGTGGCTCACACCCAGATTTCAAACATAATGAGTGCGGAAGGCAAATATGAGTGAAGAAGATTTCAACAAGGGTTGGGCAGCTGGCGTAGATGATGAACGCATCCGCATTTTAGAAGCCCTCCGAGTAGAAGGTAAAGAGCTAGTGTTTTTTGCACTAGAGCAAGGGTCAATGGCGTGGCATCCACGCCCTACAGGTACATTTGATTCTGACGCTGCTACCTTGCACGCTCAGCGTCTATTAACTAAACTAGAAATTCTGATTAAGAAAGGCGCTCGCTGATGTTTTGGTTGGGGCTTGCAGTAGGAACCCTTCTAGGGTTTTTTGGACTATGGTTTGTAGCTGCGGTTATGTCTGCGGTTGGCGCATGGTTGCAAATTAGAGAAGATAATTACCTTGACGATTAAATTTATGGAGTATGCCTTATCCGTAGCTTGCGCTTGCGTAGGTATTATGGGTATGATAGGTGCACCAGACACTCCAGTAGGAATACTGCTAACAATAGCAGGTACTATTGGAATAATACTAACTAGGCAAGAAGGCTAAAATGGCAAGTATGTCAGAACTACACGCTGATGGCGTGACCGATTTACATTCGTTTCAAAAAGGGCGCGAGTACGAACGCGCTGACCTTGTAAAGGCATTAAAGCCGTTTACTAAACCGTGCGGTGAAGATAACTGCTACTGCCACGAAATTTATGCAGACATTATTACTGCATTAGAGGCACTAGAGTATGTCCCACAAGCCTAAAAAACTAAGTGAAGCAATTGCTACGTTTATATTGAGCGTAGCCCTTATTTTCTGTCTTCCTTGGTCAATCGTTGTATTGCTACAAAACCCTAGCAACTACTGGCAGTGGGTACTTACCTTACTTCTAGCGGGCCCATACATTAGGGGCATGAAACGCGATGACTAAGATTTGTTCTGAAGAAGGTTGCGACAACAAAATGAAGGGGCGTGGTTTATGCCATACCCACTACATGCGTGGTTACCGTAGCGAAGCGTTCCCAGAAGGCCCGCTGCAGTGCGCTGAGTGCGGCGAAACTAAATTGTACGGCAAGGGGCTGTGCAAGAAACACTACATGCGGGAATACCGCAAAGCCAAGGCGGCAGGTACATTTGTACCGTTACGTCAAGGACCAATTATTATTACCAATGCCGATAACTTTTGGGATTTTGTAGTAGAAGAACTAGGGATTGTAGGAAAAAATGCACGAGACAAGCAAATCGTACCAGCTAGAAAACAACATCGTAGAGTCTGATTTTGAAGACGCACTAGAAGCCGTATTCAAGTCAGCACTAGACCTACTAAAGCAAAAGCATAAAGATTACGGGCCAAAAAACATCAGCCAGTCCCCTGGTGGCCCTATCAACGGGCTACGCGTACGTATGTGGGATAAGCTAGCCCGCATCAACAACCTGCACGAAAGCGGCGTAGCGCCTGAGAACGAGAGCCTACTAGATAGTTTCATGGATTTAATGAACTACAGTGCTATTGGTATTATGGTATTGACCGATAAGTGGGATAAAGAGTTTAAGCCCCCTATGTAAGCATTTACCTTTATAGTAAATATATCGGGAGATACATACTACTACTATAAGGAACACCAAATGTCTGCACCAGAAGAGTCAACACTTCGCGTAAGCGCGAATAGTAACTCCCAATCAGTAGCATCAGCCATTGCACACGCTGTTTATGAAGGCGGAAAGTGCGAGCTTCGAGCCGTGGGCGCAGGAGCTGTAAACCAGGCTGTTAAGGCAATTGCAATCGCTAGAGGCTACGCAGCCCCTCGCGGCATTGACCTAGTCTGTATTCCAGGCTTCCAGTCAATTGAAAGTAATGGCGATAAAATTAGCGCCATTGTATTTAAAGTAACCGCAGTTAATTAAGACTAAATAGGCTAGCGCCTGTATTCTGTTATTAACCACCATCTTAGGCCAAAGAGGTAATCATGAAGGAACCAAAGAGCAAGTTCACCACTATGGGAACAAGCGCAGCTAGCACTGCTCGCAACGCATCTGCTGAAAGCACAGGCGGAAAGCTAGTAGCAAAGAAGAACACCCAGTCGGGTGACCCTGTTATTAAGGACAAGGCTAACAAGTCTGCTGGCGCTAAGCTAGGCGGTCGTGCTTACGGTATTACTGCTAAGATGCCAGCCTACAAGTCCACCGAAGCTGGCAAGGTTCAGGGCAACGGTCGTTTGTTCAAACCAGCCATTAACCGCACTGCACCTAACTTCCGTGACGGTATCCAGGACCACGACTAAATAGTTCTAGCAATTAACCCGCCTTTCGGCGGGTTTTTTGCATTTTGGAGTGTCGCGGCTAGTTGTGGTATAAAACGTCAATACGTGATACAGTAAATATATGGACATGCTAGTAGGCGAACTGCGTAATCTGATTAAAAAGTCAGAGATTCAAGGCTGTGTAGTGGGTGTGTGGGTAAAGACCCAAGACTCAGAGTTTCAGGAAGTTATGCGCGAACTAAAAACCGCAAATGTGAACCTCACCGAATTGCTAAATCTATTTAAGAAGCACAACCCTGACTTGCCGTTCAAACGCACGTCATTTGTCATGCACATGAGAGGCCAGTGCCTGTGTCAAGAAGTCTAGCTCAAGAACTAAAGGAATTCCTAAAGGAAGACCCGTACGCACCATTCCCAATTCTGCCAGCAGTAAAGATGCAGATTAAACCGTCTAAGGCAAGCAAAGCCAAGTCCAAAGACGGATGGAAGCTAGCAGCCTTGCTGCCAGATACCCAGATTGGGTACCGTGTGTATGAGGATGGTTCGGTAATTGAATTCCATTCTGAAGCAGCAATTGACGTAGCCCTGCAGGTAGTACAGTACGCGCATGAACAGTTTGGCGTAGACACTATTGTAAACCTAGGAGATACCCTAGACCTACCAGCGCAGAGTCGCCATCATCAGGAGATTGCGTTCCAGAACTCGACTAACCTAGCAATTCAGCGTGCCTATGAGTACCTGGCCGCCCAGCGTGCCATCGTACCAGAGGGCGATATTGTGTTCCTAGAAGGAAACCACGACTGCCGTATCTATAAGTACCTAGCAGAGAACGCCCCTGCTGTGGCAATGATTCGTCGTGCAGGAGATATGTCCACATGGCCCGTCAATAGCCTTCCACACCTATTGCACATGGATGAACTAAATATTAAATTTGCCAGCGGATACCCAGCTGGCGAGTACTGGTTGAATAAGAACCTACGTTGCATCCACGGCGACCGTGTTAATTCCAGCGGTAGCACCGCAATGAAGTACATCAATGCAAATCACCACGTTTCTACTATTTACGGTCACATTCACCGAATTGAAATGCTGTACCACACTAACCACACCAGCGATGGGCCAGCTCGCAATGCCGCGTTTAGCCCTGGTTGTTTGTGTCGGGTTGACGGTTCAGTCCCATCAGTTAAGGGCGGTATTACGCCTAATGAAAAGCCTGTTAAGTATTGGGAGAACTGGCAACAGGGACTAGGGTTTGCTTGGTACAAGGATTCAGGCGAGTACTCGCTGCTATCTGTGCCTATCCTAGATGACTGGGCAGTATTTAATGGTCAAGAGTTTAGGGCTCGTACAGCCAAATAAGTATTTAAACTGGTTGTATGGCAGCCCCACACCAGAATACGCAGAGCCTCGGCGCAGGCGGAATGTATGGTACCTACACTAACTACGGTGGTGGAGGTACTCCTGTCGCACGCTCGGAACTCGATTTCCTACGTATTGGTGTAGGCCGTGAGCCTAGCGCTGAGTACCCTAACGGTTACCTTGGAACTATCCAGTCGCGCCGTGATGCCCGCGGTCGTATGAATGGTACATCTGAAGATGTACTTGGTGCAGTAAAGACCCGCCTAAACCAGCGCGGATACCAGCGTGGTGTTCACCGCGGTGAGCGCATTGACCCTAGCGATTACTACTTGCCTAATGGCATGACTGCTGACCGCGGTATCGCACGTCAAATGCAGGCAGCTAGAAAAGGCGTACCTGTTCCACGCTATACTCCAGCATTTGCATATGCTCCAGCTCCTCACTTGCCTAACGATGGTAAAGCTAACCTTAAGTCAAATGAGCCTTATGAGTTAAACCGCCACCGCATTACCCAGCTAAATAAACTGACTCCAGGATGGAAATAAAATGGCAGCTAATCCGCAGGTTGGTTCTATGCAGGACAGAAAAACTGAAAAGGCAATGAATTCGGCTGATGGTTTTGCAGTAGCCAAGCCGTCTGGACGCAGCGCAGAATTTGCACGAGGTCGTAATGCCTAACACTCCAAACGGTCAATATAGCAATAGACCTTGGAGCCAGAAGACTGGAGTACCAGAGCAGGCAGCCTTCCCGCCCCAACAGTACCTCGGCCCTTTTGCGTCTAATCAAGAGCGTCTACTATCACAGTCAATGGCTATTAATGTCATGTCTGCTGCCGAGATTCAAGGTATGGTACGCCCTCCACTACCGCAGGTAGAACTATTCCCAGAAAAGTTTGGATTTAATACTAATGAATACGGTATTAAAGACATCGTAGAACTATCTGGTCGCCCTACAGAGCGTGTGGCCCCAGGATTCAGCCAGATTCCAAATACGACTGAGTCTACTAGCCGTAACACACTTGGACAGGTGTAAAATATTATTATGCAACTAGACTTCGTAGATTCAACAGGCGACGGTATGCCAGCCGCAGCCGTTCCGCAGAGCGTTCTGCAGACTGTGTACAACGGCTCTAGCGCTTGCGCTGATTGTGGAACAATTATGAACCCATATCAGTCCCTCAATTCAAATAGTTGCTCAAACTGCGCACGCCGCAGGGCATCTAAGTCACTAGCAAACAGAATGTCCGAAGGAAGATAATCATGGCCGTAAATAATTCACAGTCTAACGTAGACAACCTAAACGACGGCGCTACCGACGGTAAATACCGCAAGCGTCGCCCAAACACTAAAGTACAGCCTGGCATGGGTGACCAGAAAGTGCAGCAGAACCGTGCAGGTCTGCACCCGTTCTGGAACTACGGTTACTCAAACAGCGAAGAAATTAATAAAGTAAACCCAGGCGCTTAATATACATTTATTTGAGCATGTGATAGGCTAATCACCTATCTATTAGGAGCACAATATGGGATTAGATGTAGAGCAGGAACCACATTTCCGTCTACTTGTCTGCCGCACCTGCGGGACTATCGACGAGTTGCCTGGCGGCGACGAAGACCCTAACGACATTTTGTTGGACATTACTGTAGAGCGCCACGGCGATGAGCATTTTGGTGTTCTAGTAAATGTTCCTAAAGGTATCTGGATTACCGAGTCTGGTCGCAAGCAGATGATTGAGTTTATCCACGGCGAGGTAGGTTCAGGCCTTGACTCGTTTGGTACTAACTTCTACCAGACCAAGAACCAGTTTCACGAAGATGCAATGGCTTGCTATAGTTTGCACAATCGCCCAAAGGGTCAATGCTCAGACTACAAGAGTGACCGTAAGGAACTGTCGCCACAGACAGAGCAGGCTCGTCGCAAAGAAGGTTTGTCTATTAGACCTCGTGGCAAGACTGTATACCTTTGCGATTTCTGCCCAGTTAAGATGTTTAACCAGAAGAAGTCGTTTGGCGAAGCAGGTCTGTATAACTAATGGCAGAGCCACGTTATGTAGAAGCCGCCTTTATGGTCATGCTTACCCCAGAAGGATTCTGGGAAGTCACTTCCGACCTCAGCATGGAAATTGATGCTCGTCGCGCCGTTGAGCGCCACGAAATTCGTATTGGTTGCTCCGAAATTGCCAATGTAATTGGACAACATGATTTAGCATCCCTTATAGCAAGCAGCCTTGCACCAAAATCTGCGGACGATAGCCAACAAGTTGCTGCCAAAATGCGAGATGCTATTAGCAGGAGAAAATCCGATAACTAATGCAAGGAGACCCCAATGCTAGTAGCCATGTCATGCGCTTGTGGTGCATCAATTGAACTAGAGGGTGCCGATGATACCTTCACTCTGCTACTTGCCACTAGGTTTTCAGACTCGCATGTTAAATGCGGATTCATGACCACTACAAAGTCGGACAGTCCAACCAGTACTGTTCGCCACGAAATTAAGTTCAAGCCAAAGGCTTACCAAGACGACGAGGAATAAATGCTAGAGCCAGCAGAAACTTCATACTTTAGTAAACCTTCGGCTGGGCTAGACCCGCGTCTATTTCGTGACGGAAAACTAACACCACAGGTACGAAATGCTATCTTACAACTACTTAATAATTATCTTGACAGCCATTATTCTGGTGGCAGTACTTGGTCACGTGCATGGCTAGCAGGTTCTGGCGTATCGTACCAATGGGCTGCGCATCGTGACCCTGGGGACCTGGACTGCCTTGTAGGCGTAGACTTTGTAAAGTTTCGCCAGTCAAATGTTAGATTCACTGGATTAAGCGATAAAGAAATTGCTGACATGCTCAATGAAGGTTTCAGAGCTGAGCTACAGCCTGATACGTCGTTGTTCATGGGTTCGTTTGAGCTAACCTTTTATGTAAACATTCACTCAAATATTATTGATATTAAGCCTTACGCTGCCTACTCGCTTACTGATGACGACTGGACAGTACCTCCAGTAGCCTCAGATGCCCCCACAAACCCTCAATGGGAAGAGCGTGTAAACAAAGACCGTTCACTGGCTATTGACCTGATGACGCGCTACACAGCGGCTAAAAATTTATATAATTCAGCCTCAAATGACGCAGTAAAAACTAACGCACGTTCCCAGATGCGAATTGCAATGTCACAGGGCAATGCTCTATACGAGAGTATTCACTCGGAGCGCTCCAATGCCTTTAGCCCAACAGGTGAGGGCTACAGCGATTTCTACAACTATCGCTGGCAAGCAGGTAAGCGTTCTGGCGTTATTCAGTTCCTACGCGCACTAAAGACAGACCTAGAATCCCTAGACGCAGAGTACAACAAGCGCGCCTACGGCAGCGCAGAGTTCCCAGATACCAGTACACTAATTCGCAGGGCTGCTTCACAGCATAGATAGGCATTAATCGTGGCAATAATCGTATTTATGGATGGCGTTTTGCGCACCGAAAATAGAGTACCAATCTACGACGGGCTGACCTTGTACCGTTCCCTCAATCCTCACGGCACTATTTTTCTAGCGTGTGATGATGACAAGGAAGCCCTGCGCTGGACTAAAGAGCACAGCGTAGATGATGTTGATGGATTTATTCCAAATGACCGAGTGGGCAACTACGATAACCGAAACTTTTTAAAGGTTCAGCATGTGCAATCTAGCGGCCCCGTAGAATTCGTTATTACTTCTGATGTGGATTTAGCCACCATGTGTTTGGAAAATGGAATTAAAACCCTGCTATTCCTGCACCCAACTTACTTTAGCGCTAAGTTCCGCCCTGATGGGCGCAGCGGGCGCAAGAGTTGGGATGACCTGATGCAAGAGTTAGACCACCAAATAAACATGAAACTAGAGGATAAGCGCCTATGAAGTTTGTATACCTTGGCGCTGAAGTTCCTAGCAATCGTGTCATTATGGAGTCCGCTGCCGTATCCAGCATGGGAGTCAGCGTCTGGGGTCTAATCAAGCGTGGTTTGCCCAAGAATAAGAAGTATCTATTATCTAATTACTTCCGCGATGGCGTGGACATTTATGTTTATCCAGGCATCCCTGCTGGCAAAGAGTATTCGTATGATGAGCTCGAAGATTTCTGCGTAGAGTACGAAGCCTTTATTGCGGATAACATTGACCGCATTACCCTATTTGCAGAGGTAAACCATCCTAGTTTGCCTGATGAGTTTATAGCCCAGCAGCGCCAGACTGTGTGGGCTGATGTACCAGAAGAGAAGTTTGCCGTCGTATACAGCGGTAAGGATTTAGAATCCCTAGCCACTAGGTATTTAAATGTTATTATCCCTAGCGAGTACATTGATGAAAACCAGACGCTAGAGAGTAGCCTTCGTCGCTACTCGTCTCAGCACGGGTCTAAGTTCCATGCGCTAGGTGTAGCAAAGCCAGATTTAATGCGCAATTCAGTATTTGAAACCGCCAGCACCCTAGCGTGGTTATCACCGATGATGCGTGGAGAAACTATCGTATGGGATGGCGCTAAGTTAATTCGCTACCCTAAGCGAATGAAAGAACAAGCCAGACCACGTTACGCTGCTATCTATACCCGCGCTGGATTAGATTTAGATAAGATACAAAGCGATGATGCAGTAGAAGTTTCTAAACTAGCATTATGGTCGTATCAACAATTAGAGAATAATGGAGGCTTATTAGTCACTATGAACGACAATACGCTACCCGACTCAACTCAGGAAACTACCCCTGCCCATGTTACCAACAGGGGGTCTAACATGCAGAAACTTAATCCTAGAAATCCATTAGAAATCCGACCAATTCCTGTAGTTGGTATGGACACCACTCGCGTGCTAGAACCAGATGCGGATGGACGTGAAGTTCTGCGTGATGTGCCTGTGCTAACTTCTAGTGCAAGCAGTATGCGAGCATGTGATACCTGTTTTATTAAGAACAACTGCCCTGCTTACCAGCCTCAAAGTACCTGTGCGTATAACCTGCCGCTGGAGTTGAAAACTAAAGACCAACTCAAGGGCGTAATTAATACAATGCTTGAAATACAAGGGCAACGAGTGGTATTCGGCAAATTTGTAGAGGATTTGAACGGTGGTTATCCTGACCCAAATGTGGGTCTAGAGATGGACAGATTCTTCAAAATGTTGGAGACCGTTAAGAAGTTAGATGAGTCCAAAGAACTGATGCGAGTGACTGTCGAGCGACAGGGCGCAGCGGGAGTTTTGTCGTCTTTGTTCGGAGATAAGGCTCAAGTCCTTAATCAATTACCTAACAATGGGATGGATGAAACCCAGACAAATGAGGTAATTCGTAAAGTAACGGGCGACTTTAAATAGTTACCAACAAGCCCTTTAAAGGGACATTTTGTTACTTACATTTATTTACTCAATTACTACCATTTTTTATTTGAGTGTAGTTGGTGAACTGGCACTTTCTTCTGTATAGAATAGTAGTCCCCCAAGAAACCCACGACTAGAAACGGACAGGCGTATGCCCCTTTCATTCAAATTGACCACCGATTATGTAGATAGTTACAGAGAGAAGAAAGTACCTTGGGGCTACCAAGACGCTGCTGGAAACTCGGTGGGCGAGATTACATTCCTCCGCACCTACAGCCGTAAGAAGCCAGACGGAACTAAAGAGACTTGGGTAGATGTTTGCGAGCGTGTTATCAACGGCATGTACTCGTTGCAGAAAGACCACTGCAAGACCAACCGTCTACCTTGGAACGACGCCAAGGCACAGGCTAGTGCTAAAGAAGCATTTGACCGTCTATTTGAATTGAAGTGGACACCGCCAGGTCGCGGTCTGTGGGTCATGGGTACTCCGCTGGTAAACGAGCAGAAGAATTCGGCTGCGTTGCAGAACTGTGCGTTCGTATCCACCGCTGAAATGAGCAAATCAAATCCTGCTAAGCCATTTGGATTCCTAATGGAAGCCTCAATGCTTGGTGTAGGCGTTGGCTTTGACCAAAAGGGTGCGGACAAGGGCTTTGACATCTACGAGCCAGTCGGTGAGGAAATTCTTGTAATTCCCGACACTCGTGAGGGTTGGGCTAACTCGACTATGGCTCTAATCAATTCTTATTTAAAGCCAAACCAGACCGCTCTAACATTTGATTACAGCGAGATTCGCCCATT